CTTCACGTGACATCAATTGTTCAAGATGATTATTGTCACGAATTTTATTGTAGAATTCAACATTCAAAAAATCTATCTTAAAAAACCCGAAGTTACCAGCAACATCAGCATCAACTAGGCTTACGTTGGTAGATGCATCACGTGGTATATTCTGAAAGTATACCCCAGTTGGATGTTTGTCAAATTTAATGTCTGATCTATCAATTCTCGCAACAACATGCTCTAGCCCTGAAAGTATCCCTGCACGATTGCAACAATCGATGTCAACATCAGTGATTATTCGTGCCTTCATATCAAACCCCGGATGCCAATAGTACATCAGAAATAAAATCTACATCGCCCGAATTCACACTAAACTTTTTTTGCCAAAACTCCGGAGATATAAACATATCGATTGCGGATGCATGTTCATCAGTGAATTTACCCATCAGAACATCTGCCGTACCTGAAAGATACAGTACCCATGGGCTCAATTTACCGCGAATAATCAGAAATACTGCCTCGCTTGCAGATACATTAAGAAAGAAATCGCTGATTTGCATATTATTTCGATCTGCCCATTCTGCCATCGTAATGATAGTTCGCTCAACTGCCCTGTCGGCCGGTTCCCTTTTAACTATGTCAGAAACAAACCGTGTATATACTGCCTCCGACGTCCAGTCTTTCAATTTTACTCCATCGCGTATAACATGATCTATAAATGCATTCATGTCAATAGGCGATAATGCAACCAAATAATGGGCAAACTTCACAAACTCCAAATAGTAGTTGCTACATATAAAGTCATCTAACGTCTTTGGTTGTTTATTAGCAGTAGTCAACTGATAAAACCGTTGAAATACGTACAGCCCTATTCTAGATGATGGTAAGTCAGCATCATGGTGTCTACGCTTTTTAACACATTGATGCACGCTGAGCGTGTTAAGCATTTTGAAGCTTTTTTTGCAAAACTTACATGTGTTGTCGCCCATCTGGTTTCTATGCTCACTAAGACAAAATTTCAGATATCTCTTTGTCTGATAGCCCATGATCTTTAAAAAATAGAGTTAATGATTCGTTAGTATTTATTGCCATGAACACGTCCAACTCGTCATCGTTCAACAATGGCATGAGACTAAGTATTGCTGTTTCCAGCTTGTTCTTTTTTACGCCCTTGGGTGGAGCAATCCATTGGTGCATCTGTGATGATCCAAACCCACATACCGCCAGAAGCTTCCACTGTAGTTCAGGATGCCCTTTTAAATCTGAAGACCATTGATTGATAGCATCATTTACCATCAACAAATGGTGCTCTGTGTTATTCTTAGTATGGCTCATCCATCGAGTCAACGCCCAAATCAATTTGCCCAATTCACGCTGTTCTTCTACGCTTGCATCTCTATAAAAATTTTTGTTTCTGCGATCTAATGCAGGCAGTACCACTTTAAACAAGTCAAGTTTGTGCTCTTTCTTTTCAATAGTGGCCGATTCTTCGACTTCTACTGGATTAAGTGCATAAAATTCTTCTATCCAAGTACTCATTCGAACAACGCCCCAATATCAATTACATCTGGTAATTTTGCCAAATCCTTGACGAATAAGCAGCACATCGGACGATCACCATCCTCAATGGGTACCACCAGAATACACCCATTCTTAAGTTTGGGGAAGAACCATTTTACTTCAGCATACACATTGGTTATGGTCACCTCTTCTGATTTAGGGACCATATGTCTAAGTGGGTTGAACACCATGGCATGAAATACTCGATCATTGAGATCTTCAAGTGGGACAATTTCTAGATCGCTATAGTCTTCATCGCACACCAATATTGACCAATCCAATGGCATCTGCAACTTATATTTTCCAATTTGTAGCACCACCGCGGGTGCGCTGAATCCCTCCAGAAACAGTAGTGGTATGAAAAAATAATCAGGATTCTTTGAATCACTATAATCTAATACACAGTAACGCAAATCATCAGTCTCATTTGGTACGGTATTTAGGTTATATGTGCGATTTTCTGGTAGCAGTATGTTAATCTTAACTCTCCTTGGTGGATCTAGGCCATATGGCGTATCGTGTGTTCATAATCAAGAAATGCTTGTTCTAGGTTGAGGTGTCCGTTGAAGCCCATTTTCAGTCTAATATACCTATACTCTGGATCTTCGTCATCATACGAATACTCAACGTATGTCTCAATTATCGGGCCATTCCTTACTGAATAGTGCCCAACTTCTATTGCGGATCCAAAATTTGCATTTATGAACAAGCTAAACAATCTATATGAATGCACGCTAATTTTAGTTTGTACCTGAGTAAGCATGGTGTGGACCTATTCTATAGATTTGCACATTTAATAGTTTATTTTCTTAACTGTACTGGGGTAGCCGGCCTCTTTGTAGTGTGCTTTACGTTTAGTCAAATGCCGTTTACTAAATTTACAATTCGAACATATATCATATACATTCACAAAGTCCTTATCTGCCGACACTCGTATTCCACGACCAATACTCTGCAATACCCTGACAAAACTTTTTCCAGCTTCAAATAACACCATATTGTAAATTCTAACGATGTTTATACCAGTTGATGCCACACCATATGTAGCTATGATTATTTTTCCATCTACTTCTGCCACTTCATCGTATTCTGTTTTACGATCTTTTGACTTCATCGAACCATCGACAAACACTGAACCCTGTATCAACGAGTGTAACATCTTTCCCGTTTCTATTCTATCAACCAGCACCAAAGTATTGCCAGTCTCCGCAATTTTTTCCAATTCGCCAGCAATAAATGTTATTCGTGACTTACTCGTGCATAACCACTTGAGTTCAGCCGCATAGCTACTAAATGCATCTCCGACGTCCTGTAATTGCCATATGTTTACATGTAGTTTTGCAAGTATCCCCTTTTCCTGCAACGTTGATATTTCTATCTTGCCTAGCATCGGACCTATACAGCACACCACTGCAAGTTTATCGTGATCTTCTTCAGGCATTGTGCCAGTTAATCCCAATCGAATTGGTACGTTCTTAAGTGGTCCGGTCAATAACTGGCGAAGCACTGCTGATTTCCCCTTGTGGCACTCGTCAACTATCACACATACTACGCCATCCAAGTATTCATCAATGGTAATGTCTGCTGAACCATCACGAGTGTGTTTATGCATGTTTTCCAAGCTTTGCCAGGTACAAATCGTGTGTGTCTTATCGTACTCCTTTCTATCACCAAAATAGACACCTACGTCTAACCCAAGATTTACATAATCGGATTCTGTCTGAGTTACGAGATCTTTAGATGGTACGATCACTAGGGTGCGACCATATTTTTCACATTGATGACTAATAATTGAGCATATCAATGTCTTTCCCGAACCAGTTGGAGCAATAGATACACCCTGGAGATTCTGCAACGAATCATTTATTACTCCAATCTGGTGTTCGCGAATAAGTATCGGTTCACCCTCGCGAGTATGCCCTTTTGGCCACGTTTTATGACTATATGACGTTTCTGTAACTCGTTCAAATTCAAACTGATGCGGGATACGCTGATCGTCTATATCAATCTGGTATCCCGCATCTTGTACTATTGGTAAGAGTTTATCGAGCGCATTGAAATACGATCTTCCACCGATAGAAAAATAGGATTGCTTTCCGTTCCATCGCCCCAACCGAACGGATGGTGAAAATCGTGCGCCTGGTACTTCATACTCCAGAACCTTAACAAGTTTTCGCTTGGTGTCTGGGTCTAATCCTTGAAAGACAACATTGCATTCGTCTTCTATTACTAATTTACAATCCATTGTGTTTTCCGTATGATTATACTAGGGTGTGAATGACAGGTGTACGCCAATTGGTTTACCACGTACTCTATCGCATGATTGGAGTTTATTCTATCATGCTGTTGTCTAACCCAACTATCTTCAATTTCGTAGCATGACCAATCATGAAGTTTTTCGCTTCAAGTCCCTTGGTGATACCTAGAAAATTGTTCCTGAGTAATGCGACCTCGTTAATTACCAAGCTGAAATCAACAATACTTTGTACACCGTCCACGTACTTTTCCGCATCGCGAGAACTAAGTGCCCTGTTATATGCTTCCAGGAACTTCTTAAATTCGTGTGATCTATCTTTACGTAGCTGAATGTTCAAATATTCCAATACTGCTTCAATTTCCTGGAGTTGGCTAAATCTCGTCTCGACAATCCCCGGCAGTTCTGCTGCATGTTTTTCCAAACTGCGCCCTTTCATAGAAAGCTCTAGTCTTGCAGTGACTAATTCGTTTTCATAGTAATCTATAAATTGGGGGATTGTCGAAATATCAGATATTACTCGTCTATACCACTGCGCCATTATCAAACTACTCGTTTTAAACTATTTTCCATCGCCTGTAGGAAGAATGATGCTCTCAGTCCACGAGACGTACCTGGACGTGGTTTTATCATCATTGCCTTCTGCGGTATACCAAAACTTTCAGTTAACGCAGACTGTACCTTCGTCAAATTAGCAGGGGTTGTTATCCACACAATATAGTCCGAACTTGTACCTATACCCTGTTTGAACTCTTGTATCAACAACAACGAACGATCCACGTCCTTTGATGTGATTGCTGCCAATAATGTCTCACCCACATCATTAATATTGGTCGTCATTGTCGTCGTCCTCCTCTTCTTCATCGTCACCATAGTAACTTTTAACCGCGGCACGCAGTTCCTTGTCGAGCCCGACCTGATCTTCGAGCCCATCACATGCACCGTGGTCATCAAATATATCCACTAACATGTCTGCCACTTCAAGGCGTTCTTTAGGAGCGATATGCGGTTTTATTCTTGCCCATAGCTCAATTATTAAATCACTATTACTATCTAAACT